TCAATAAAACTACCAACTGGTAATTCTGAGTTAGATAATGCAACATTAAATGTTATATTTGTATATAATTGAATGTCGTATAAGTAAAGATCAAACTGAGTTGTTGCATCTTTATAGGCAGCATCAGTGTTTTCAAATGCATATGTTCTTGCTCTACCAATTTCATCTCCTGCTGGAGTTGGATTACTACCACTTCCTTTTCTTCGAGATCTCAAAGAAATTGTTGAATTAGCAAGAGTATTATTTAAACCTATTTCAGGTGATCCATGAACATTATTTAATTTAAATAAAGTTCCGAGTTTAAAATTAACTTTCGCTGATTTAAATTCTTCTTTATCTCTTGGTTTATCAACATCTATGACTGTTGTTCCAGACTTTTCAATATCATAACCTCTTACATATGCCTTTCCGGGTGATACTTTCACACACATTAAGGGTTCTTCAGGAGTATTTCTCTGATCAGTTTTTTCATTTGATAGAAATACACCTTCATTAGACACACCATCATTTAAACATTCTGCAACTTCAACTTTAAAATTGCCAACTGAATAATTTCCAGATTCCTCGTAAGTTCTCTTGGCAAAATAGTCTTTTATTAATGCATAATCTGGTTTTTGCTCATTTTTCTTAAGTTGACCATTATCAAGACGAACTAATTCAACAAAATTCTTATCATTATAGTCTGTTAATGGTTTTTTTGTTAGAGTGGTTTTTATTTTTAATCTATCTGCACCCGGTGCTGCAAAGTTGGAAAATCCTCTTGCATTATCAAATAATGAAGAATCATCCTTTGCTTGTACTATCTCCTCCTCGATAAAAAGACCAACCCTATAATTTGGTACGTTTGAATAAGGGTCTAATACAATTTTATCAGCTGATACATTTACAAAATGCCCACGAATGAAAAATACTCCATCAGCAATCGATACCGCTGATCCCACTTTCGATGCATCTTGATCTATAAGGGATGCAACTGTCTCTCCAGCAGTGATTTGAGTATTTCCATATATAAATGTTTCCTCCAAAATTAAATTTTCACCATCTGCCAAGAAAGAAACTTCATTAGTATCACCAGAGTCAAGATATTTGACAAAAATTGTTAGATCAGTAATTTCTGTTGAATTTTCAGGAAGTGCATAGTTATCAACTTTAATTCTAATACCTGTATCTTGTCCTTTTAATATTTTTCCTTTTAAATTTTCAGCATATAGTGATACCGGTACACCTAAATGATCACTCTGTAATTTTATTGAATAGTATTCATAGTCATAACTTGTATTTCCGGGGATAACCATAGATCCCTCTTTGAACATATGACTACCAAAAGATTCTACCTGATCTTGTAATATGGATTGTAAAGTTGTTAATTCACGAGCCTGTACTGGTCTACCCGGATTGAATAGAACTCTATAAAACTGATTATCCTTGGAAAAATCGTCGTAGTATGGACTTATATTTAAATTCGTTTTTTGTGGCATTTTTTAAAATTCCAGAATAATTTTAATGTCTTCCTTTTGTCTCAAATTTCTTGAGATTTTTGCTCTATTATCAATGTATAATAAATCACCTGACCCTTTATTTATCTCAGGTGAAGCAAGACCACTTGTGAATGATACACCTAACGCTACGTTGTTATTCTTAACGTCAGTTGTGATACCTGAACTAAAAGTTGTCTCTACGGATCCATTTCCTCCCGGAAAAGCAACTTGACTTGTAGTTGATACAAAATCAAATTGTTGTGATCCATTTGTCACATTTGCATAGTCAGTTTGATCATTATTGTTTCCAAAATATAATGATCTATCTTGAATATACTTTATCACATTAACATCACTATCATATGAACTAATATATCCAAATGCAGTTTGTCCAGTGCTAACAGTTTGCTGCAATAAACCACCAATTGTAGGTGTTCCTGAAATTGTTGAAAATTTTATTGATTTTAAAGCAGAAAATGTACTTCCTGTATAAATTGATGTTGTTCCAAACGATGTTGGATTCTTAACCAACGAAACTTGTGCAAATTCTGAATCTATGGGAAAATCTTTTGTTGAGTCATCAAATCTTGCATATACAAGCACACGGTCTGCTCCCAATTCTTTATATAAATCATGCCCATGTCCTTTTGACGGAGGGATAATTGGTATCAATTTTGCGGGAGTACTTCCCTGAACTGCACCACTATTAATTGTTCCCAAATCAACAACACCATAAGTATATCCTTTACCACCATTTGAAACTGTGCACTTAGTAATTTTTTGACCTGAAACTTCAACGACCACTTTACCACCAGTTCCGTCACCTAAAATATTAAACTCTCCTCCAGTGGTAGTGTAATTATTTCCTTGATCGGCAATATAAACAGTTTTTATCTGATTATTATTGATATCAGAATCACCGTTCTCACGAACTGCCTGAATTTGAGCATCAGTGCTAGTGCTCCAATTATTTGGTAATGCTATGAAATCAGTCGAGTCAAATTTAATAATATCACTAGGATTGACTGTAAAAAGATACTTCCAAACATATCCATCTTGACTTTCTCCTGCTTTTGATGGTTCTAAATCAGTGAAAGTTGGTTCATCCTCTGATGCATTTCCTGTAGTGTTAATTCCTGATGATCCATTCTCAATACAGATATAAACATTAAAATTACTATTCATCACATAGTAATTTGCAGCATACAAACGTGTTGCTCCAGTATTTGGAGCACTGTTTGTGGTACTATAGTCTTGACGATACATATCATATTTAACACCCTTAGTCCAGTCAATTCGACGAACTAATCTCCTAACATTTGCTTCTGTAACTCTCTTACCAAATTGAGTGGTGTCACCAACATGTGCAATATCTGAAAAACTATCGACTGGATTTGGTGTAGCAGTATTCCAATTATTTGTTCTTCCAAAACCAACAGACGCTGGTTGGGGATTTGGTAAACCCACAGAGATATAATATGAATTAGTAGACGAAGAAACTCCTGCAACAAAATTACTTGCATTTAATATTCTGAACTGGTCTGTAACAATTGCTGGCATTATTATACGTTTTTTTCTATATTTATACAGGAAATCGTCATGGTGTGTGAGACCTCTTGATTGCACCACCATCGCGGATACCAAATCCCCTTCTTTGAATGGTTGGGAATGTCGAAATACCCAATCCCTCACCGGCAATCACTGTGTTTCCAGTAACTCCAATTGCGATTGGATTGTTTCTTACAAAATTACCAGATGCTGGAGTTAGAACTCCAAATGAGAATTTACCTTTCTCAACATCCTTCACTATTATTTGTCCATACATTGCATTTGGATGATTTGTACACTGATAGAAGAATGAAGTTGTACCTGATCCAACTTGTGCAGTATCAAAAACAAGTACACTTGCTCCTGATCCTGTAATACCTGTAGTATAATTTGATCCACCTAATATTCTCTTAAGTGTAAACGCATGTCCACCAGTATTATTATCTAATCTTAATATATCACCTTTTTCAACATAAATTGTTGGATTATGTGCATTTGATAAAGTGGGTTGTGTGCTAAATTCACCTCTATGTTTTCCACTGGTTATGTATGATGTATTTCCAGATCCAACACTACCAAATGACACTGTGAATGTTAAATTAGTTTTTGCTAGATCAATACCAGCAGTATTAATACCGGAATGCACATTTACTTCAATTTCTGCTGAGTTTGTATGTCTGGTGATATTTTTAATCATATAGACATTATCAACAAACGTTTTACCTATCGCAACAACATCTGTATCTACACCACTCTCATTCAAACTGGTAACTCCATGACCGACTGAAGTGTCAGAGATGTAAATTGGCATTGTCTCTTTAAGATTAGTAAAGGCACCAGTTCTTGACAGACCAAACTTCAGTCCCATAGTTGATCCTATCATAACAGTTGAGATACCAGTCACAATTCCAGAGAATCCTGCGAAGTTGGCACTTGAAGTATCAATTGACTCAATTAATTCAGTTACTGGTTTATGAGCAAATGCAATAACTTTAGGTGTAACTGAGGTAGAGTATCCAATACCTCCACTGTTAATTGTAACTGATGTAATTGTGCCATTTGTTATATTTGCTGTCGCTACTGCAGTTGATCCTATACCAGTTGCGATTGGTGATACCTTCATTGGAACTGGTGGTTGTGAAATGTGAATAGAAGTAGAATTACCAACATATCCACTTCCTCCATCAGCAACTGCTATTGCTGAAATAGTTCCAGCAGTTGATACAGTAGCTGTAAATGATGCAGATATTGGATTTGTATCATTTACAATTAAACCATCAAAGTTTATGTCATTAACTGCAGAGTCTTCATTTGCCTCATACTGGAAGAAGTTAGCATCATCAACATATATTTTGTTTGTTGTTCCTGCACCAATGTCACCTATAATTCTTGCTGTTGGAAATATTAATGGTTCAATGGAATCTCTTGCTTTTGAAACAACTATTCCATTTACAACCTTATCTTCTTTTTGTTTAATCCATGTAAGTGGTTTATTCGTAGCAGAGTCATTAATTCCAACACCAGTATAGATTTCAGTTTCAAGAGTGTCAGTGGTTGTTATACCAGATACCGTTCTATTTCTTTGTGCCAAATCAATTAATCTTCTTGTATTTTGATTTGTTAGAATACTTGTGTCATCATTTGCTTGTAGTCTTACAACATCTCCATTTTTGATTGTTTCTACAACATTAATTTCTGATACGTCTTCTGATGCAGTTCCTTTGTAGAAGAACACTGCAATGTCATCATTCTCTTCAGGTGCTGTTGTAAATTCAAATGTAGTACCACCTTCAAATGAATATGCCTCTCCGGGATCTTGTAATACATTGTTCACATATATTATTAACAATGCATTCATATCAATTTGTTGTGAGTCAACAGTTTGCCCAACATCAAAACTTAATAATTCTCCATTTACTCTTAATGGGAATCTTGTTCTAACACCATCTTGTAAATTTTCAATAGGGTCAATAAAATCAAACTCACCAAAATCCCATGACGTAAATTTGTCATTGTAAATTTCAGTTACTTCTAATATATAATCTTCAAGATCTGCTCCTCTAGCAGTAACTAATCCAACTGGTTTAATTTTATCACCACGTTTGAACGCATATCCGTCTCTTGTAATATCAAATGATGTGATTTCAAACAATGTAGATCCAATACCAACTGTCGAACTCGCACCAACATTTAGAGTGACTAGAAGATTCGATCCAGTTACAGTGGATGCGACACCATTTCTTGAAACACCAATTACTTCCATATTTTCATAATTTGGTTGTGGGAATTGGAATCTTGGATTCACATAATTTGTACCACCAGCACCAATATTAATATCTAATGTTCCTCCAACACCAATATTTCCAGTCACTGATGCACCAGTTCCTGCACCTCCACCAAATCCAATGAAAGCAGTGATTGTATTTGTTGTTACAGCAGTGATTATGGTTGCTATACCAGCAATTGGATCAGGTAATCCTGTGGTCTTAGAAAGCGCACGGGGATATGCATGATTCGATTTAAAATTATCTCTTGAACATGTGAATACAAGACTTCCAGTATCAATACCAACGAAGTTACCAGCACTCAACCCATGATTTGCAATCGTAAGTGTTAATAATCCTGTATGTGAAATATATGTTGCATTTGTTGCAGTTCTTTGTGTTGCAGCAAATATATTAGAACCTGATGCATTAGTCCTTATTGATCCAACACCAGCACTTACAAATCGATGTTCGTATGCCAAATCGGTAATACCAATTGCAACTGTGCCCCCAACTGGTCGATATCCAGATCCAAATGATAAAGTTCCGGGTGGTCTTGATGGTGAGATTGATTGATTGTAAATTGTAGAACCTATTCCTACAGCGGTAATTACTCCAAACTGATTCAAAACTGCGGTGACAGCAGCACCTACTAATGGAGCAACTCCTAAACCACCAGTTGAACCTAGTGAAACTATTTTACCACCTCTTGGAAGTCTGTTTTGGTTAACATCACTTTCGCTTATTATTTGATTATTTGTGCCAAATGATGATATACCTGTGAACTCAATATCTTGTGCTGTAGTTCCGACCCCAACAAAAACATAATTATTACTTAAATTATTTTCAGTTGTTGGTTTTTGGAATATACCATTTATTAAAACAAGTGAACTTCCAGTTGTAATACCAGTTGTATTCGCTCCTCCAACCTTCATTCTGAATGTTGCACCAATGCCTGTAAACTCTGTTGAAATATCATCAAATATTCTATTATTAGTATAAGTTTTTCTAAGATATGTTCTACCTTGGAAAACAGACCTTGGAGTTTTTAGATTTGATAAGTTTCTTTCAATATTATTTGTACCTCTAGGTGCATTTGTGAAAAATACATCAGAATTTTTAATATTAAATGATCCTGAAAATACTCTTCCAGATGTCGAATTATTATGAGATGCAGCAAGTGTTCCGAGTGCTGCTCTGTCAACACCAATTATATTAAATGTACCAATACCAGACACAGGCCCTGTAGAGGTTGTTGCAATACCCACAGAGGTAACAAGCATAAACTCATCAGCAAATTTAATATGATCTCCAAGATTGATATCTGCAGTGGTATTAACACATAAATCAGTGGTTGTAGTTGTAATTCCGCTACCTGAATTATTAACTAAGGTGGTTGTAACAGGTGTAAATGCCATTGGTGACTGAATGATACCATCAATAACAAGAACCGTCTTTTCAGTGCGTTTGGCCATTGTTAATCGATGGGAATTACCAGCACCAACATTTGTGAATGTTACAGGAGATCCACCACTTGTAGTTGCAAGTTGGAATGTGCTATTTGATAGTTTTTTAACGAATACTGTGGTAGGTAAATTCGATCCACCAGTCATTTGTAAAGCAGTTGCACCAACACCAGCAAACGTTGATTTTGGTGTATATACTAATTCTTCATTTTCTGAGAAAAAATGATCTGGTATTGTGAATACACCTGTTGATCTATTAAGTTTTGAAGTATCTTCTGGATCAAATCCCTTTTCATAGATAGGAACTGCGTTATGTCTTAAAGTAAATTGTTTTTTATTAGATCTTATACCATTGACAGCGTTATATTGGAATGCACTCAATGACTCATTGATACGACCATATCCCAATGTTGGTGGAGTATTTAAAATATCAATATCTCTATAAACTTCCTCACTAAAATGTTGAACAGTATGACTTCCTGTTCCTGAATCAGGATGGAATTTAACAACAAAATTAGATGCTGTTAGATTAGAAGAAAATGTTCCAATACCCGATGTGCTTCCAATTGAAATGAATGGATAATGGATAGTCTGAGTATCTGTACCATCATGTATCGCTAAAACTTGATGTACTGCACTTGCTGTTGCGGATTCAATTCTAACAACACTCTTAACTGCACTAAAATTATTTTTATCTAAAGATATAAAGTTTGCAGTGTTAGTTCTTGTTGTAATTCCAGATCTTAAATTAATTGTTCTTTCTGCTCCTGCAGGTTGAGCATTATCTTTAAATCTGAAAACATCATTTCCACCAGATGTTGTAAATCCAATAACTTTTGCATTAATTTTGGCAGTTGATGCAACCCCAACAGAATTATCAAAATCAAGAGATAATATATTATTATGGATTCTTGATCTAAAGGTTCCTATAAAGTTTGATGAGAAATTATTTTGTGATGATGTGTCAGCATAATATTCACTGTAATATGAGTTTGTGCCATCGTGAGTAGCGTAAATATCAACATGGTTCTTTTCACCATCATCGATATTTGTAACCTCTATAGTGGCATAGAAAGCGTCTATATCTGTGGTAGATCCTACCGCAATTGGTTCTGCTGTAGTTCCGACACTTACAATTGTTGATACACCAACTAAGTTAACAAATCCAATTGCTTCAGTACCACTTCTTAGACTCTGATCATTAAAACTATTTTTATAAACTTTGATATCTATGTCATCATCATTTGGATTAAAAGGTGTAACTACTAAATTTCTACTTCCATTAATAGTGCTTCCTTGCACATCAACAATTGTAGATGCAGTTGACACGATACTATTTTTTTCAAACGTAAATGTATCTGTATTATCACTAAAAATTACAACATCATCAACTTGAAGTGCACCACTGCTTATATTTCTAGACTGAATTAAAAATCTAGCAAAAGTTTCTTGAATTGGAATTGATATATTTCCAGTTAAGTTTGCCTCACTATCAGAAAATTCATTACTGATGTCATCTATTTTTAGAACTCTATTTGTATTACATCTAACAAAATTTGCTAACTTTGTATTTACAAGTTGAATAAATTTAGATTTTGACCCATTATCAATAGTATCAATATCTCTTCCAAGATCAAAATTATTAATCGCATCAACTCTTTGTTCAGTAATTACATCTGCAGATACAACAGTTGCATTTGTGATTGCGATTCCTACACTTGCAGTTGATGAAATTCCAGAGTCGGCAAAATTCTTAAGACCACTAGTATGAAGAAGTCTATTAACAGGATCTACTATTTCATCAAATGTTTTAGGACTTTGAATTGTATATGATAAATTTTGATAATAGTTATTGTCAGCAAGAACCATAAAATCTTCACTCAATCTACCTATTTCATCATTCCAACCCTTATCTTGTTTTAATGAATAATCAATAATAAATCTACCTTTGTTATTAACAATTGAATTGATTGTAGCAATGGTTCCTGAGTTTTCTCCACGAATAACATCACCAATTATGACTTCATAACCTCCTTCTATTTTTATAAACTCATCAGGACGATTATCAATAACTATAAGTCCAGTGCTTATAAAAACATTATTTACTTTGACTGCTAATTTTTCGCCAGTTCTAAATTCTGAGGTTTTTTGTGTTGTTGTAAATTTTGGATAATCATCGAATTTAATAATCGTTGCAAAATTTTGAGTAGATGCAGCGATTCCGGGATTTGTAGCAGTTTCTGGTAATTCAAATTTTAAAATCGCTGGATCTGTGTTATTATATTCTACAACTTCAAAGAATTCAAATCCATTGTCAGGTGAATTAAATCCATTTCCTGTGGTGCCAATACCAATATTTTCTACAAATATTTTTTCTCCTACTACAAACTGTGGAGTTGCAAATCCATTAATAGGTGTTTTGAGTGTACAAGTAACAATACCAACATTACTACTTTCTACATCAGTTACTCTATATCCATTTGTATTATTAATTGTTCTTAAAATTTGTGGTTTGGATGTTAGTCCTCTTGGTGACTCCAAAATATTAACACTACCTAAAGAACTAGCAGATAAATTAACCTCAATAACTCCTTGATCATCAGTCAATTTTCCTGTATCAGGATCAACGATAACAAGATCAGGAGCGTCAGAATAATTTGCTCCACCATCTGATATCTCAATATTTGTAATTGAATCTGAATTTATTAATGTGACAGTTGGTGATAGTCTTGCTTCAGGTCGCAATGTTTTATCTGAGTGATAATCAAATCCGGGATTAGTTATTCTTACCTTGTTAATATTGTTAATATTCTGAGATAAACATAATATATTTTCACCAGTTCCATTCGCAGATGTAACACTCGAAACTCCGGGTACATTCTTATATCCAAATCCTCCTGATGTTAAATTTATTTTACTAATACCACCATCAGCAGTTAATGAAGAAGTATCATAAGTAATTGTTGCTGCAGCACCAGCTGTGTATGATCCTTGTTCAGGAACATCTTTCAAAGAAATGTTAAATCCACCAGTGGTTACACCAAAAGCGACATAATTTCCGCTGTATTCACTATCAATGTAAGAAATTTGTGATGCATTATTGACATCAGGATCAGATGTGCTTATAAATCCTGTTTTTTCTAATGTATAGAATAATTTTTCTGGGTTAGATTTATCGAATTTTAAAGTAATTGTTGATGTCGTTCCAACACCAACAGTTCCAACACCAGTAACACCAAAATCAATAGTTGAACCTGCTGATACAAATCTGTTGTTAAATTCTCTATCAAAAAAGAATTTTAAATTATACCCACTCAAAGATGGATCAGAAACATAGAATAATAAGTTATCATTACGCACAACTTCTAAAGGAGGATTTACAAGAGATAATTCCTGTGTGCCACCACTATTTGCAGTTATACTTACCACTTTAGGTGGTTCATTCATTACATCATATCTTGTTTCTGCTAATTGGAAATTACTATCATCAGTTTTATAAACAAAGTATGATCTTTGCGATGTTAAACCTGTTGCTGGAGATCCATCATAAAATAATTTTTGACCAGTTTTAAAACCATGATTTGCAATATTAATTGAATCAGTATTAATTGATGAATTTGAAAATATTGTTGGATTAATTAAAAGTTTATCATTTTGTGCACTATACTTAACAACAACAGAGGTCGCACCTGCTCCAACACCTTTTGTTTGTGTTGATAATAATTCAAGTTCAATATTATCATTATTCTGTAGTCCATGTAAAGTAGAACCAACAGATACAGTCGCTATACCAACATTAACAGTTATTCTCTCTACTTTACCCTTTACTTGAGGATAATTAGACTCTATCGAGTATTCAAAATTATCAAAACTACCAGTTTTAAAGAAAACTGGAGTTGTATTTACAGTCAAAGCAAGACCTACAACATCTTCTGATAATTTTCTTATATAAACAGTTTGACTATTTCCAGAAGATGGTAAATTAAAATCAGCACCAACTTGGAATCGATCACCTAAACCAATTGTAAATTGTGTTGCAGCACCTGTGGGTTTTCTTAAAATAACTTCTTGATTGTCTTTGAATGGGTGATTCGGGAGAAATATTCCTTTTGCTGGAATAGAAATTACCTGTGCCAATTCACCAATTGTATATGATTTACCGATGGATACTGATCTACCAGATGTTATAGCAACACCAACCGCTTCGGCAGGATTAAAATAAACAATATCATTCTTTTTAGATATAAATTCTCCTATTCCTCGTGATTCTAAATTTATTGTTTGTGGTATTGTTTGAACTAAACTTCCTAAAACATGAGATGCAGTATTTGCAGAACCCACAATACCTCTTTTAACCCTTAGAATACTTCTGTCTTCAAAAACATTTAAAACTTGTAATTTTTCAGTTCCAATCCCAATACTACTTCCAACTGATACTGAATTTGGTATTCTTGCCAAATAGATATCAGTGATTATACCTGCTGTAGCATTTGCAGGAAGATCTTTATATAAAACAGTGCTTTCAGAACTTACACCGATTTTATGAGACCCTGTGAGTTTAGGGATACTGGTAGTTAATCCAGATATTACAACAGTATCACTTGTGTTTAGAGTATGTGTTGTAGAAATAAATCCAGATACTGTTCCATTTCCTCCACGCACAAACACAACATCATTGTATGTTGTTACTCCAACAGTGACATTATCGATTTCTTTACCCTCAACACTTAATACCTTTGCTGCTGCACCTCCACCACCTGTGTCAGAATTATTAAAATTTAATGTATCTTCAACTTTAAAATTGTTTCCAGCAGAAACTATTTGGAAATCATTGATATTTCCACTTGTTACAGATTCTATTATTGATGTTTGTTGATTAATTTCATATGATTCTATAACAAAATTATAATCTGCATTCGCATCGTCTAACTTATATGGAAGTGAATTTCTTGTTAAATTTGAATTATTAAAATCAAATGTTGATTGTGATAATGAAAAATTATCATCTATAGGATTTGATCTATATGTATCACCAATAAAATATGGAAATTCTGGTTGAGCAGTTACTGTAGAAATTCCAGCAAAGTAAGCATATGTTCCGCTTGGAAAATCAGGAGTTTTACAAAATCTACCATTGTTTTTATCTAAGTCTCCAGAATTTACAAAATCATAATCTTCAATAAAAAATCCTGCACTAAAACTACTAATTGGTGGTCTGTTAGTTATTTTTGAGGAATTTAATTGATACCCAGTTCTTAAAACTCTCGCTAATGAATTACTGTTATCTGACTCTGAATAACCATATGGGCCATAAATTGGATTTCCATCATATGCCCACCCAATAATTGGAGAGTGAATTTGAGGTGTTGATGCTACATCAGCAAACGCAGCCTGTATTTTATTAGAGTAACCAACAACTGAATATTGTAAATTTGTCTCCGCTTCTCTTAATAGTATTTCATCGCCAAATCGAACAAGATTATTTACAGTTAAATCTCTTACAGCAGAGTCAACAATAAATCCTGAACCATTTGGTGTAATCTTGACATCAGGTGCTACTGTATATCCAATTCCGGGATTTATTACCTTTACATCGGTTATTTTGCCATCAGTAACAACTGCCCTTAATTTTCCACCAATTCCAGTTCCAATACCAACTAAATCTAAATCTGGTGCAGATGTATACTCCTTTCCACCAAACATTACATCACATCCAATTATTTTACCACCAAAAACTATCGCTCTTACTTCAGCGTCCTTACCATTTAATATTTTTATGTTTGGTTTTTTCTCAAAATTTAAAATTTCTGATCCATAATTTGTTCCGGGTTCATGCAAATATCCATCAACTAGTTGTCCACGTATTTTTGGTGTAACTACTAATGATTCTGTACGACCAGCAGATACTGTTGAATATATTGCATCCACTTTGACTACGATTGGTTCAAAGAAAAACTCATGATTACTTGAAGTGAATACTTCGGAAATTCTTTGGAAATTTTTTCGTAGATAGTTTGAATTTGGATCTGTTGCACCAATACCAACATCAATAAGTCTAAACTTATTATTATCTAATTTTAAAACACGATAACGTGTGGTAATTCCTAATCCAACTGGTGCATGACTTGCATTACCGCTTGATGGTGCATATTGAACTAAGTCACCTGTATTAAACCCATGATCTTTAAAATTAATAGAATTATCGACAGTGTGTATTCCAACAGGTTTTACAATTAATCTTCTATTTGTGTAATTAGAACCAGAATCAATAACCTTAACTGATTTAAGATGATTTTTTAAATTTAAAAAAGTAAATTTATGTGTACCTGCAGTATTTTCAACGGTAAATCCTACAGTATTAATACCAGCAGTATAATCACTAAATTTTTCATATAAGTAAACTGAACTTATACCGACTACCTGTGGATAGTAGGTTGCACCATTAATTAATGTCCTGCCTTGTGAAGTATTTGAACCAAGAAAAGTGCCTATCCCTAAAGATAAATTTCCATTGTTATGGTATACCAGTGGTTCACCATTTTCAAGATTATGTGCTCTCTTAAATTCAATTAAATCATTTATCTGATCTACTCCACCTTGAACACTTTTTAGTCTAGCATCAAACTCAATTTCTCTCTGTCTTTTAGTTACAACAGGTTTTAATACTGCTCCTGATCCGTTACCACCTGATATGGTAACTGACATAACCTTTTCTACATCAAAATGTTGTTGATCAACTAACACTTCTTTTATCGAACCTTTCACAACCGGTTGAACAATAGCAGTTGTTCCTGTGCCGGGAGATGGTATACTGATTGTTGGTAAATTAATTACGTCAAAATCTTTTCCCTGATTTAAAATTTTAAATTCAGAAAGTGGGCCAAAATATATTTTATCAAGTGATTTATAGTTTGCGATCTCAACACCATTTTTTAAAATTCCTGTTGTACCGGGCTCAGTTTGTGTGGATTTACCTGACTGAATATTTACTGTTGCAGGAAACCTTCTTAAAACCTTTTGAACACCAATTTGCTCATTTCTATGTCTTAATAAAACAAATTTATGTTCTGATGTAGTTGATGATTGATTTGAGTTATCAAATTCAATGTAAGGTGGATTTGATGCATCAACATTAGTTACAGTGATAAAAGATCTTGATGGAAAAAGTCTTAATACATTATTGCTTAAAGTATTTGAGTTTAAGACCTCAACGTAATATATACCACCATCAGTTAGTCCATTAAGAGGTTCTTCATTAGGTAAATATACAACTGCATCACCAGTTATAAAATCAACCGCAGAATTGAATTGTAATTTTGAATACAATCCAGTTGTGAGATTTCTATCTAATAATTGGAAATTTCCAGATCCAGTGCCAAAAAAATCTGCTTGTGGAATACCCGATGATGAATAAACCGCAGTTGTCCCAACACCAGTGATACTACCAAGAGTTTCCTTTATAACTTTCTTTTCAATCGTGTAAGAAGGCATTGATGATGATGCCACATAATAATCTTGATCTCCATCATTGTAAGTATTTTGTACATCAGTTGTAATAACATTATTACCGAATTGTAAATCAATATCAGATGCAGCGTTTGCTTTTATAAGCTGTCTTTGAATGTCATACTCTGTTATACCATCATTAGCAAAAGATGTAGTTAAACCAATATCATTTGTACCTACAGTAACTCCTACATTTGTAGCTATTGGTATAAATTCACCTCTTCTAAAAACAGATACAACATCACCAGTTTTTAGTTGAGACTTATCAATTTTTGATTTGTGATCGAAATCTGATGTTGTTCCGGGAACAGGAGTTGCAGCAGGAATATCAAGTTTTATTCTACTTGCAGTATTATAAATCCATGAGTTAAAAAATACTGTTTTTCTGTTTTTATCACTTGGAAGTGTTGGATTAGGAATTTTCTCTCCTAAATTTTTTACAGTAATTTTTTCACCTTCGAGAGTTACACTTGAACCATCACTTGGTAAAAGTTCAAAATCAGATAATACTCCAGTAATTCTTAATTCGACTCTTTTTGTTAAGTCCCCATCTTCATACCCAAAAATAAACTCATCACTTCTAAGATCATCAGTAGATCTTATTGAGTTACCTATACCAGTGCAGTTGAAAAACTGATTTATTGATCTATCAGTATATGATATCGTATTAATACCATTTACACCATTTACAACAACAGTTCCAGTCGTACCGAACCCAACAGTGGAATCAACAGTCAATATTGTTGAGTTTACGGGTGCATCTTCAATAATTCTAGTTTTTCCGGGAATAGTAAATGTTCCTTGTATCGCAGATCTCTCATCATAACCTACAAATAAATTTAACTTATAATATGTTGTTATTCCTAAATTACCAGATCTACTGAAAATTTCAACTTCTGACACAGATCCAGAAGTATTTAAATCTGTAGATTTTGTGATCGTCTGTCCTACTAATTTATTTGGATCACCAGATATTTGCTCTGCAACTACAACTTCTCTCCGAATATACTCAGAAGATGATGGTTTAATTAAAAAATTCTCTAAATCAACAATTTTAGGAGTAATCCCGTACAAAACATTAAATAAAATACGAAATGATTCTTCAGTTCCTTTAGATTTGTATAAGGATTTAGATTCCTTAATGAAATTACTTATATCTACATTTGTGTTTAACTGTGTATCTTCTAATCCGGGAGTTAAATATGATTTAACTTTTTTATAAAATTCTTTCAGAAATAAAACACTTAAGTTTTGTACATTTGATGATACAGTATGAGTACCTGCAATACTTGTAGAAAATACAAGTTCTCCTCTATTAACTGGGTCTGTATATGAAGTTATGCCACTAAATCCTCTTACACATCCTGTAAACGAGTTTGTAGTAATTCCTGTATATGTTATAATCTCATCGTCTATTTTAAATAATCCATATTCATTTGGAAATCCTTTTGTAGATGACACATTTATTGTTGTATCTGCTGTTGTGATACCTGCAGTTAGTGTTGTAACACCTACAATTACCTCTGGTGTCAAATTATCAAGTTTGATATATTGATCCAAATTATCAGTCAGATCAACAACACCACCACGATGTTCTTGAGAAACATAATATTGTTTAAGAAAATCTACTGCTAAAGGGCTCTCTGACCTTACAAACTCAGGGAGTTGATGCTCTATTATTTGTTGAACTTGTATACGTTTGTCTATTCCAGTTCCAATCATGTTCTTGATAGTTCTCCGTTAGAGTAACTTGATGTGACTTTATAACCAACACCAGATATTTGTTCTCCTGATGTAATTGTGTCCTTAACCATATTTATTTGACTACTTGGAATGTTAAAATCTAAATAAAGATCTTGCAATCCGATAACATCATTTGACTCAGGAAATGCCTGTATTTCGACAATATTATTAGGTTTATCTGTTGAGATAATATTTATTGTAGATAGATTTATTTCACCATGAACGTAATCAACAACTCCTGCAGATTTAACAACAACAATTGTTTCTCCGCTTGCATTTTTTCTTACAATAGAAATAGTTCCGGTTAATTTATCAGCGTTTGGAACATCTGTAAAGAAGACAGTTTCAATTGTCCCTTGTATTCTAAATCCTGTGCTTTTAATATTCAAACCTTCTGGTTTAACATTGAATTGATTACCAAAACATAATTCATACTGAGCAAACTGATTCACTAATGCATTTAGATTACGACGAATTCTTACTCGTGTTATATTTGAAGTAATTGCCTTATCAATATTATCAACAACATTCAACACTTTACTATATTTAAATCTACCACCAAATTTATTTACATCGCCAGATTTTGAATAAGTTGTTAGTGCTGATGTTATTTTTGATTTTAGATCATGAACTGCACTAATCTTTGTTGTATCATAATAAATGAATGACTCAACTTCCACATAAAGGACTTGTAAATCAACTATTTTTTGATTAATACCTGTTAGTGAATAACTTTTTAACTTTGTAAGAATTTGTGTTTTATCAAAATCTGATACAAATTCACCATTTTTTGGTTTAATAGTGATCAATACAGTTCCAAATTGTGGTGGATCAACCTCTTCACCTCCAACAACTGACACACTTTCGGTGTTTGGATATACTTGTTGCACTATAGACTCATAGTCCCTTGCTGTAACTGCCCTATACTGTGATGAATATAATCTAGGTGCAAAATATTTAATCGAGTCTACACTCTCTATATCACCTCCATTAGATGCTGCAGATATTGTATTAATAGTTGGTGTAAATGATGGAGTGATTACTTGACCGTTATCACCTAAAAAACTACCTGCAAAATTAAAACTACTTGGCCCATTACCTTCAGATCCAGATGTAACAACGTATTGAACTGTTATGACTGCACCGTTATCAGGTTTTCGACCAAATATACCATCACCAAATAAAAGTTCATATCTTTCATCCTGAACTTCCTGAATTAAATATGTATCTGATATTGAACTAATTCCTACTATATTATCAATCAACTTATATTGTTTACCCAACACCCCCGGAGTGCCCACATAAGCGACAATTGATGAGGTATCGATGTTTGAGTTATCTAAAACAAATCGTTGCTCTAGAGACCCATCTACAATGAACTGTGAAGTTAAAAACGTGCCTTCTAAAACTTCAATTGGAGATGTTGCAGTTCCAAAAGATGCAGTTGCTATACCACTATTCACAGTTGTAGTCGTAGTAATTTCTTCAGATATTGAAAACACTATATCTGAGTCATTTGATCTACCTACACACACTAGGCCTGGTTGTAGAGTCATTGAGGAACTTGTAGAGTTCGCAGTTACATTAAATGAAATAGATGCTCTTGCTGCCGATTTTGAACGAGGTACGTAACCAATGTTTCTTGCCAAAGATACAACATTTTCCCTTAAGGTTGCAGTATCAAGAAAAGATTCATTTACAACTAGGTTAGAGTTAAATGCAGAGATATATGTGTTATATGCCAGAGCATCAATTAAAACTGAAAAGTTAGAACCTTCAAAATCAAAGTCAGTAAAGTTTGAATTTGCTCTTAAGTAGTCTTTTATTTGAGTTTTAATCTGATCAAAGTCAAGATTAGTAAATTTGGTAACTGGCATTATCTTGTTGCTTTAAGTATGAATGTAAATTCTTGTTCTGGGAACTCTTGCCCAATAATATCAAAGAAAATGTTAACCTCAAATTCATTTGTATCTGGTCTTGGTTCAACATTTACGTCTAGATTATCAATTCTTGGTTCAAAGTTTTCAATAGTCGTTTGAATTTGTCTTTCTATGATTGATGCTGTACCAAAATCAATAAAACCGGGTGCATTTTCAAATAAACTATCTCTTACATCAGATCCAAGTGTAGAATTAAAAAATCTTTCATTTGGAATCGTTTGAACAAGATTCCTTACTGATCTTTTAATTGCATTCTCATTTTTAAGCACACCAATATCGTTTGTCACTGGGTGTCTCTTAAAAGACAGACTTATATCCTTAAATGCTCTTGATATTCGTGTAATCGCCATTAAACGATGATTTTTATCTATTTATACCTATCTATTTAGCTGATTCATATTATAGTCATCAGAATCAAAATAATTTAGCAACCACCATGCTACAGAACGTGGATTTTTCGCTCCACAAGTGAAAATATCGATTGCAACGCATCCTTTTTCAGGCCAAGTATGGCAAGAAAGGTGACTTTCACCCAAAGTTACGGTACAAGTCACCCCATAAGGGTCAAATTGATGCACATATGTGTTTAAAACCTCTAAACCTTCAGTTTTACAAGCACTTTCGCATACTTGTTCAATCTTTTTTGCATCATTTAACTTGTCAAAGGGTACATTATACACTTCAGCGAGTAAATGATCGCCCATATGAGCATTTTTGACGTTTTTCATCCGTATGTGTGTATGTTATAGTATTTTCGACGAGGAGGATACTTAAATTTCTTCGCTTTTTTCCTCACTGCCTTGTAAATTTTCAATAATTGGTCTGATTTCATCCTAATTCTGGGTTTTCCTTACGTTCTTTTGCTGTTTTCCAGAAATAATTCTCTTCTGAACCCAATCCATCACGATCATGACCGTTTTCCACCTGATAATACACGGTTGAAACCTTAAAATCAGGATTCTTAGGTGTCTCAGGAGTGATACTGTTGTCATA